GCCACACTCCAAAGAAAGTTCGGGTGGACACCCCTGAATCATACGGGGGTCCTTTACGACAGTGTCAACAACATCATGCCGTAAAACAAGCTCCTGCTTTATGAAGGACGACGCAACAGGCTTGAGCGGCGCCTCATATCCCTCGGTTTTAAGTCTCTTGAACATTTCACGCTTAGCAGGCGGAAAACTTGACACCCAATCTGAGAATGGTATCTTAGTATCCGCTCGTTTAACGTTACTATCGAAAACAGGCCTGACCACATTCCAGAGTTTTTCCCACTCTTGGCTGATCACAGCTTGCTGTCCGACCGCGTGTTGCGGCAACAACTTGCCCACACGACCTTCAAGCGAAACTACCTCATTGTGACAGCAGTTCCGAAAGACATCAGCGCGAAAGCCCTTCACGCCCCAAAGCATACGAGCACCAAACCCGGCAACACAGGTCTGCTCACCTTGCTTGGTCACCTCATAGCCTGCCTGAGTTTTGACAGGTTTGAAGCGTTGTTCCCCCAAGCAGAGGCTTTCGATTGTTCTGTCTAATCTACTAGCCCCATTGCGCCGCGTTAAAGCAGCGGCGAAGTCCAGGGTACCTGATTTACCCCAGACACAGAAAGCACCTAAATTCCACCCAATGTGCAAAAGTAGGCACCTCCACCCAAGCACGTGTTTGGCAGGCGTTAGCCCACCATTCACGGCACTGCATGCGACAGTGCGCATGCTCGGGACACCTACTGAGGTGTGCCCGAGGAGGCGAGGCACAAACTGCCTCCAGCCATGTAGGGCTGCTTCACAAGCAGCCAGTACACCGCAGATAAGTACGTAACTAAATAACCGCTTCGCAGCCACAGCAACCGGTGCCTCTCGCTCCAAGACCACAGCACTCCTATGCTCTCCAACATGTTCAACACCAAAGCCTGCAAGGCGAGTGCCCCTGCATGCTTTAGCATCCTCCACGCCGTCGACTGCATAGTCAATCCCCAATTGAATGGGCGCCTTGACTAATGGAAAAATAGGTCGAACAAATTCATGTACAGGATCATTTCTAACCCTCGCATGCACATTGAACTTGCTCGCCAAATCAACCAAAAACTTTGGACAACACCGTGGTGCTTCCCCTAGGACATAAATGTCTTCCAGGTACTCTCCTCGGACTCCACCCAAAGTCTGCAGATTTGCATCAGAATACCGCGTCCTTGTCTGCATGGGCAAGACCACGGGCAAAGCTTCCTCAACCACCGTAGCTAACTTGTATTTGATATATTCCTCGGCACACACTCCAGCAACAATACGCAATCCAACAGCAGTCCAATACACTAATCTACGGTGAGGATGCGGTTTGCGGACCGTCTT